ACGTCCTGCCCGGCGTTGGGTTCCCAACGTTGCGCCAGGGCCAATACCTCGAAATTGAACCTCGACAAGCCTTGGCCGCCCATTGCCTCGTGGTAGTCGGCGACCGGGGAACCGGGGCGGACGATCGCGCACGGGACCGTCACACGGTCGGGGACAGTGTCGAACACGGCGACAAAGGTGCTCACGGTTTCGAGCCGGACCTTGAGCTGGTCCCGTAGGGCGGTGTAGTCGGCCACATTAAGCCACAGCCAGCAGGCGGTAACCGGACAGCAGGGCGCGCACGTCGGGGTCGATGCGTGAGATGCGGACCGCGTCGCCTTCGAGGCCGGCCTGGAACCCGAGCGGCGAGCTGCGGCGCTGGTACAGGCGTGCGCCGAGCACCGTTGATGCCTGGACGATCGCTTTCGGGATGGACATGCCGTAGCCGAAGTAGGCGGTTACCTGGACGGTGGGACGCTCGGAGAGGGGCCTGGGGAACGATGACCCGTCTACGCGGCGGACGACCCGGTAGGGCGCTTCGTTGCCGTCGAGGATGAAGTCGGAAGTAATGGTTAGCGTTTCGTCATAGCTGCCGTCGTCGGCGGTGTCGGTTTTGATCACCAGCGACGTGGTTTGGGCGATGTCGTCGACGAGGACGACACGGTCGTTGATTGGTTGGTAAACCTTCGCGGTGGCGGCACCTGGCACGACGAACGTGCGGCCCGTGTGTGCGTCGATCTCTGCTTCGGCGGCGTCGATTGCTGCGTCGATCGGGTCGTCCTCGGACGTGGTGCCCGACGGGATGCCGAGGTAGGTCTTGACGACCGCCCGAGTGGTGTAGGCGGGCATCTACTTTTTCTTCGCCGGGGCCTTCTTCGCGGCCGGCTTCGGTGCGGGCTTCGCCGCTTCGGGCTTGTGGACACGGCCAGGGGCCTGCTTCTCCCACAGCTCCTGATAACTCGATTTGTCGCTCATCTGTGTCCTCCTGGTGGTAACGCCCCGGCCCGGCTTTGACTGGCCGGACCGGGGCGGTCCCTGGTGGGGGTCTTAGAGGGTCGCGTTGTAAAGCGTTCCGGTGAGGGAGCACACAGAGTTCGGATCCCTGACCATGAACGCCGAGTAACCGAACGCGATGATCTTGATCGTCAGGTTCGCCGAGCCGACCGAGTCGTAGCGGGCCAACATCGGCGCACCGCCGCCGTTCTCCCACAGGAGGACGTCGTCGGCGCGGTAGATGAGGATCGCATCCTCGTCGCTACCTGCTCCCAGGTCGACCGGCATGTTGCCATCGACGACGACAGGGATGCCGGCGATGTTGCCGACAGCCTCGACGCCGGCAGCGTCGCCGACACCGATCACGTTCGTCCCAAGTTGCGTGTTTGGAGTCAACAACGGGCGGTTCTGGGAATCCAACGAACCGACCAGGTAAGACCATCGACGCGGGGCCATGCAGATGTGGGTCGGCTGCAGGAACTTTGCTCCTGCGACGGTTCCGATGCCCTTGATGATCTTCTGCCAGGTCTCGTACCCGGTCGGGGATGCGTCGTCGGTGTCGATGTTGCCGATACCCGATACCCGCAGCGTTCCCGTGTGGGTGCCGGAAGTGCCAGCACCGTCGATGAGATCATGGTCGAGTTGGGTCGCATAACTCAGCGCCAAGTCCTCGTAGATCATCTCGTCGACCCGGTCGCCGCGCTCTAGTGCCTGACGCGAAATATCCTGCGCTCCGGCATATGTGGCGATGTCGGCGGTGGCGGTCGTATCGTCGATTGTCGTCTCCGATATTGCGGCATTCTCCGAACTTTGCGCCGCTGCGCTGGAAGACGTCGTGATCCTTGACACCGTCACGCTGAGTCCGCTTTCAGGCAGGGGAATCTTCCGCAAGGTGTTTGCGTAATGTCTGCCTGCCTGGGCTTTCGCGACGGCCAAGTCGACGGCGTACTGAGGTACGACCAATCCGGCCCAGTTGGAGCTGGTCCCGTCGGCGCGGTGCTCGAGTTCCATTTCGGACTGGTGCCGTGCGATCCGCTGCTGTGCGGACGGATCCGACAACACCTGCGACCGGTACATGTCCTGGAAGAACGAGAACTCGCCGCGGTCCCTGTAGGTGAGCGGCTCGTCGGTGATCGTGACACGACCAGCGGCGCGCTCCTCGGGAGCGTCGTCGGTGGCGGACACTTCAGCGCGCAGCTTCGCGGCTTCGAGGTTCGCGACCTGGATCTCGCGGAGTTCAGCGATGCGGACGTCGAGAACGTCGGCGCGGGTCTTGAGGTCTTTCAGGTTTGTGTCTTCCGACTCGGTCAGGTCGCGCGCCTCGTCGGCGGCACGTTCCACAAGTCCGGTTTGGGTGGAGCTGATTTCGTCACGTTCGGAAACCAACTGGTTCAAGAGATTCATTTCGCACTCCTCGGTAGAGGTGGGTTTCGAGGGTGCGTTTGGGTGCCGGGAACTATCCGGCGGCGCTCACGCGGCGCTCACGTATAGGGCTACAGACTAGACCAGGGCTGTGACAGCGAGCGGGCTTCTAGACGAGCGTGCCGGGGCCGAGGCCTTGGTCGGTTTCGTAGTTGGCGAACCAGCGGTCGATGTACGACGCCCACGCCGGCGGGCGTTCTTCGGCGGCGCGGGCGTGGCAGGTGGCGCGGTCCGCGTAGACGAGTCGCATTTCGGCACCGGCGTCGATGAATGGCTGCCGTTGTTTGATGCCTGAGCCGCCGGTCACGAACACGAAGCGGCCCGTGATCGCCCTGGCGCTTTCGAGCATTGCCGGGATGGCCGCGTTGACGAGGCTCATTCCGGCGTCTGTGTGGTTGTGATTGTCGAAGCCGGTGAGGGCGGCGTGGATGGTGTCGCGTTCGACGAGGATGTCGCCGGGGACCATCTCGGCTCGAGCGGCAGTCGATTTACCGGCGCACGGTGGTCCCCAGATGCAGACGATTCGTGCCATCAGCCGGCGAGTAGGTGCCGCCAGCGGGCGAGCCTGGGCGCAACCTGCGGGTCGTCGGGGTCGTAGGAGCGAACCGCGAGCACCTTTGCTTCACCGTAGGCGGCGGCTGTGACAAGGCCGACGTGATCCAGGCGGGCTTCCATCCTGGTGACGTGGCGGCGACCGTCTCGGGTTTCTGTCCGGTTGCGGATCGGCTGAAACGCAACCGAGAGTCCGGTCACCATCCCGTCGGCGGCGAGTTGGCGCGATTCGTCGGCGCGTGACGTGTTCGCAAGCCGGAAGTCGGCGACCAGGCCGTCTGCGGTGTTTTCCCACGACATCGACATTCCGACCGGATGCCGGTTTTTGTCGTGCTGCTCGAGAAGTGGGATGCGCGTCCCGCGCTCTTGAATACTCTTGTCGAAGACCGAACGGGCGAAGGTCTCGACGTAATCTCCGGCGTCGAAACTGGAATGCCACGGGGCGACGATGCCCAGGAGGTGGTGGCCGTCGTCGTCGTCGCGTAGTTCGAGGTGTTCGAGTTCAACGGTCCGGGTTTCGATGTTCATAGCGTTAGGTCCTCCTCGACGTCGAGGTCTTCGATGGCGCGGATCTCTGGGACGGTCAGCCAACCGCCGGCGAGCGCCTGGGCGTGCGCGGCGTATCTTTGAGCAGTGTCGGCACGTAGGAGCGCGTCGAGGTTGAACTTGGCCTCCTGGCCGCGTGGCAGCAACGTCGACAGGCTTTGTTCGACCCTCGTCAGCCACGGCCGGAGGGTCCACGCGACGAAGGCGCGGTTGTCGTCCTGGACGTTTGAATAGGTCCGCGAGTCGGTGGATCCGACGCCGACAATCCACGACGGGACGCCGAAGATGGTGCAGATCTGCTGCGCGGAGAAGCGCCGCGACTCGACCAGCTCGAGGTCGGATGCGGAGAACGAAAGCGTTTCGTAGGACATGCCGCCCGACAGGACAGCCGGCGACCGTTGCCGGCCCCCATGCGCCGCGACGAAACTCGCTTTAGCGGCGTCGGCTTCAGCCTGGGTGAGTTCCTGGTCGGACGACAGGACGCCGGCCGGTATGGCACCGTTTACGTACAGCTCGGCGGCGTGGTCTTCGCCGGCGATGGCGAGGCCCAGGGCGCGGCGTTGCATCGCCAACGGGCCGAGGCCGACGTCGTGGCCGGGGAGCGTCAGGCCCCGAATATGCAGCACGTCCTCGGCGTCGTAGGACTGGCCGGCCACCGAGTAGACGCGAACGCCGGCGCGAACGTTGAGGGCGACGGCACCTGGGGCGAGCACCACGAACGACCTGGGAAACCCGAGCGAGTCACGGTTACCGACCAACAGGTAGGCGTTGCCGTCGATGAGGAGCGACGTGAACACGGCCGCCAGGGTGCTCATTCGTGTATCCGTCGGGTCGGGATGCTTCAGGACATCCGGCGTCCGGTTCAATTCCATTTTGCCCCGGTAGGCGTGCAGCGGCAGCGACGCGGCAGTGTCGGAGATGATCTGGACGCACCTATACGCGGCCGGAATCGACAGCGTGGTCGATTCGGTGATCGACAGCGGCCCGGTGAGCGGCTGAGCACCTAAACCGAGGCTCGGGAGCGTGAACGTGTCGGCGCGTTCGACTGGGCCTTGAAACGTGCGGAGCAGCATCGACGGTTACCGCCTGACGGGTTGGGAACGCATCGTGCGCTCGAGGGCGAGACCCACCAGGAGGGCGAACACGCCGAACACGCCGAGGAACAGGGCG